TGGGGATCTCCTGCGCCGGAGCTTCCGCACCATCCGCGCTCTTGAAAAGGCAGATGTCGGCCTCCTGGTTGGCCCCCGCCCGCACGGTATCAACGCTGCTCAAAAACAGCTTTTTCAGTTTTGTTCTCATGCAATCCCTCCAGCATCAGGCCAGCAGAGCCATGGCCCGCTTGTACTTCTCCGCCCGATACCGGTCCTTCTCCGTCACGACGGGAAGCCGGCTCAGGTCACTGTTATGCTTCAGGTCGGCCAACTTCACAGCCCGGGCCAGATCGTTACTCTTGATCTTCTCCACATAGGCCATGTAGGGCTCGTCCTTGTCATGGGTCAGGAACGCCAACGCCTCCACAATGTGATCCGGGATCCCTGCGGCCAACAGATCACCAGCCGTAACGTCGGAGTCCTCCAGTACGTCGTGGAGAATGGCGGTAATGAACGCATCGAAGCTGTCGGTCATGGTGGCCACCGTCAGGGGGTGGAAGATATAGGGCTTTCCCGCCCGGTCCACCTGTCCGTCATGGGCATAAATCGCAATCCGCAGCGCCGCGCTCAAAACATCATGTCCCACGTCAAATCTCCTCCATAATCTTCTTGGCCTCAGCCTCGGTGATCTCGTCGTAGTCAGTCACTTCCCACTCGATCTTGAACAGGGCAGGCATAGCCACCCAGCCGCCGCTCTCGTAACCATAGGCGCAGAACTCGCCCTTCACGGTTCCGATCATCGCCAGGCGACGCACCTTTCCGGCCTCGTCCCGATAGACATAGTAGCGATTCTTCGTGCTCATCGTCATAACCTCGCTTTCCGGGGCACACCCCGCATTGTTATTTTACTACGCTTATCGTAGTTTGTCAAGGGTGAGATTTGATATCCAACACACCGTCCGGCACCGCGGAATAAGAGGAGATCTGCGTCATCGCTGCGTTCAGCTTGTCAAAGCGTCTCTTCGTTGTGCCGACTGCCCGCTGCTCTTCATAGAAGGGATGATTCACCTCTTTGGCGCCTTGGGTGGAATAGGTGTGGAACTGCAGCTCAAAGCTCAGGCCATCCTTGTTCTTGTAAACGCACTGAACAGCCTTCTGGCAGGAGGTGCCGTCCTCATACTTCTGGAAGAAGTTTTTGCAGCGTACCTCTTTGTAGCCCTGGCTTTCCAGGCTCTTCTTGACGTTGTTGTAGCCGGAAACAAATCCGCCATCCTCAAAAATTGCGGTATATCGCACAGAATCCTTGATGGCTGCCGCTGCTTCCTCGAAACTGACGTTATCGGTTTTGGAATCCGCTGCGATCTTGCCGCCCATGGAGCTGGGCTGCTTCATGCGGTGTGCGAGGCCGTACATCTTGCCGCCATTGTCGGCCACCAGACCAACCACGTCCTTTGTGATCTGGGGCTCAGCTGCCGCAGCTTTCGCAAATACACCATCGGCCAGCTCCGCGCACTTTTTCGCTTCCGCATCGGTGCAGCCGCCGCGCTCCTTGATCTTGTCCAGATTCGCATCTTCCTTCGTGATCGGGTCATAACTGTTGCCAACGGCTTTGCGGACCTTTTCCACATGCTTCGCCACATTCTTTTCGCTGACCTTGCCGCTGGTGATGATGGCCTTGCCTGCGCCGCCGCTGGCTGATCCTACGCCGGTGCCCTTGGGGGCAAAACGGCCGGTTGCCGGATCGTGCCTGTCGTTGAACTTCTCGATCTCCACAATCCGGTCGATGTGATCGGATTTTCCGATCTCCATGATCTGCTCAAATCGTGTGCTGTTTTCAAAGGTCTTTCCCACTGACCAATACCTCCTGTTCGCCTCTCGGTTTTCTTCTCTGGATCTGCTGAAGTAGTGCTTCTTGGCTGCCTTCTGCTCATCCATAGTGGCGTCCAGATTCTCCTCCAACCACATGCCATACTCAGGGTAAGCGTCATAGTCTTTTTTGGCATCCCGTTTCTCCACCGGCACCCGGTTGGCCTTGCCCTCGATGGAGAACATCTTGTAGGTGCCGTTTTTCACCTTCTCCCAGGCCTCGTCGTCCTCGATCTTGAAGCCGATCCACCAGCCCACGGGCAGGATGCCGGGCGGGATGCCCATGGCCCGCTGCTTCTCCTCTGTCAGGACGCAGCTTTCCACCAGTTTGCCCTTCTTCCGCAGGGAGGGAACGTGCTCCTCGCCCATGTCCCGGAAATTCAGCACATACTCATAGACGGCCTCCTCCAGATCCTCCGGGTCGATCATGTCGTGCTGCCGGTCCACCAGCTGCTCACCATCCACCGTCATGGAGATGGACGCCCAGCCGAATACCAGCCGCTTGTCCTCGTCTGTCTTGTAGATGGTGCAGAGGCCGTCGTCGTCGGATTTTCTGACATCGTCGCTGCTGCTGTCGAAGCGCTGGGACAGGGGGATCACCTTGCCGCTGTCGTCGTATGTCACCGGATCCAGCAGCTTTGTGCCCCGGTCCGTCTTGTTGGGATTGTAGCCCAGCTTGCCCAGGTCCAGCTTCCCGCCTTCCCATTCCTGGGGCTTAAAACCGTTCTTGCCCAGGATGTCGTCGCACTCCTGCTGGGTCAGGGCCCGCTTGATCCTCAGAGAACCGGAGATGTACCAGGTGCCCAGCTCGTTGGCGTTGGTCATGGGATTTGTCGCAAACTTGTAATAGCCGTCGCTGGGCATCTGCTGCATGTCGGTGTACATGGTCTTGTCCTTGTGGGGGCCGGACTTCACCGTAGAGCTCTTGGTGTAGTCAACGTCTGCCGCCATCTCGCACTCGAAAACGACCTGGTTCCATCGGTGGATGTTCTGGTAGTTGGTAGCGGGCTTGCTGGGGTCATAGCGCTTGTTGGGCTTGCCGCTCTCGGTCAGCTCCGGGTTGCCCTGCTTGCCACCCTGGGGGAAGAAGGGGAGATCTCCGGCATGCCAGCCCGGCCGGTATGCCAGCGCAGTCACGTCCTTGGCTGTGGAACCTTCGGGCAGGAAGCCCTGGTCGATCAGCTCCTGACGCACCTGGTCGTTGGGGATCTTGATGTTGGCGCCGGTCTTTCCGCTGCCGCCGGAATTGGGATTCTTCCGGGAGGGGGTGTACATTTTCCCGTTGTCCGCCTGGAAGTGGTAGGCGTCCTTGGCGTCCAGCCATACGTCCACAGGCAGCCGCTCCGTACCCTCCACAAAGAGGGCGGAGGGGTTGCCGTTCTCATCCACGAAAAAGGTCTTGTAGACCGTCACCGTGGTTTTCGGCTCCGGGCCTCGGCGGATGCTGTAGGCCGTGGTGTCGGGATTGGCGAAGGTCTTCGCGCCCACCGCTTTGGCCGTATCCAGCACCATCTGCTGCGCGGTCTCCAGATCGCCGGACTCGATAGCCGCCATGTAGGCCGCATCCTGCTCTTCCGTGGTCACGCCGTTTTTGCCCACGGCGCCGCCTCCGCCACCACCGGGAGCCGTAGCAAACCGCCCCAGTTCATCATGGTAGGGATTGGCCTTCTCCAGGATCTCACTGAAGGTTTTGGCCACCGGTTCTATCCGCTTGATGGGCTGCAGCTTCACCTTGGAAGGCGTCACGCTCCAATCAGAAGCTTTTTCACTTTTCCACTGTTCACGAATGCTCATCTCATTCCCCCGTTTCCACTACTGTCAGATATGCCTTCTTGGCGCCGCTGGGCCACTGCACCACTTCGCTGTGCAGCACGGTCCAGCTTGCCTTGCTGTGGGCCAGCACTTCGGACTCGCCTGCGGTGGAGAGATGGGCCACCGGTGCCGATGTCCTGTTTTTCACGCAGGTGATCATGACCGTGTCCACATCGTTGTAGATGTGAGCGCCGAAGCTCCTGGCCACTTCCTCATCGCTGGACCAGCTGGAGTTGCGCTGCATGCGGATCTGAGCGCCGGGGCCGATGTCCTTCATGAAGGCATCAAAACCATCGTGGTCGAACTTCATTCCCCGGTACATCGTGCCTTCAAAGGCATGATCCTCCTCAATGTACTTATCCAGCGTGGCCGTGTCTGCGTCATCCCAGGATCCGCCGAACCACTTCTGGAACTCCTTCATGGTGGCCTGGGCCTGGTCATCGTCCAGCCCGCTCATGTCCTTTATGTATTGCGTCCTGGCCTCTTCATAGCCGCTGTACTTCTTGCTGCCTTCCACATCCTGCCGGATCTGCCCATCCAGCTGATCGCTGACGGGCTTGGTGGGTGTGGGATCGCCGTTTGCCGCCATCACGGCGAAGTAGTTGTTCACTAGGGCCTCAGTCTCGCCGTTCTGCATGGCAGCCACGCAGTTGTCGTAGGTCTCGCCGTCGTGATCCAGCACATACATCGCCCGCTTGGCCGGCTTCATGGCCATCACGCTGGCCTTCTCCGCCTCCATGCTCTCCGCCCAGGCACCGCCGCCACCGGGCCCGGTCGTGAATCTCCCGTTGCTGGGGTCATGGTAGGGGTTGGCTTTCAGAATCTCGGCGAAGGACTTTCCAATGGTGTCCGCCGCCTCTTCCACATAAACGTAGTCAATGCGGCCAGACCGCATGATCTTTTTCACATCATATTTGACGCTCTCCGACACAAGGACCTCATCCTCGCCGGTCTGCATGATGGACTCGATACCTGCCGCTTTGCTGATTTTCTTTGTAGAGATCAAAACGACGCTATTCCGACCGCCGCCCTCACCCATGGCGAAGTCCTCCGCCATATCCTTGGATGAGCTCCAAGAGGAAGTGCCGCCCATGTCAATGCGGCCGCCTACTTTGAATTGAGAAACATCGGCTCCAATTCCACGGTATAATGTGCCTTCATACGGAGGTGCGTCATTGATAAAGGCCTCGATAGCTTCGGCCTGTTTCTTGGTTTTTGCAATATCATCCCTGGTGTAGTATGGATAATCGGAGATCCTGCCGCTCTGCAACGCCCTAACGCCGATATAATCGCCACCGGTCCAGCCATCAAGTGCCTCGAAGTATTCCTTCGCCTTTTCCTGGTCAACACCGCAGGCCTCCGCAAGCGCATCTATTTTTGCCTGTCTTTCCGCTTGAAAGCGGCTGATCCGCTCCTTGGACTCATCCGACAGTTCCGGTTTCTTTTGGGGCTTGGGTTCGACCTTCGGCTTTGTTTCCTTTTTTCCCTGGATGCTCTCCTTGAGTTTTTTGAACTCATCATCGTCCATGCCGATCTCTTTTTTATATTTGACCGCTGAAAAAATGGCTCCGCTCTGGATCAATGATGTCAATTTTTCCTGCTGCTCCGATGTGATGCCATATCCAGCACCACCGGCCCCGCCTTTGGGGGCAAATTGACCGGTTTTGGGATCGTGGTTATCGTTAAACTTGCGAACATCTAACCGCTCCGCACGAATAGGATGGTCGTCCTCCTGCCACCGTTCAATGAGCGACTTTGCTTTTTTCTGCTTCTCAGAGTTGCCCTTCAGGATCTCAGCAAAGCTCTTGGCCACGCCCTTGCGGATCCTGGCCTGCTTGCTGTCCACCACCGCATACTCGATGGAGTTGTGGCCGGCCTTGCCGGTGTGGGCGATCAGGCCATCGTAGCCCAGGCCTATCAGGCTCTCCGCCGTCAGATCCAGGTAGGTCTTCAGCAGCTGGTTGTTCTTGCCGCTGAGCTCCACCGCGATCTCCCGGGTCAGGATCCCGTCCACGTCCAGTTTCATCAGGTTGGACAGATCCTTCTCGCTGAGATTCCGCAGATCCAGCGGCTTTTTGATCTCCACGTCCACCTCGTAGACCCGGCCCTTTTTGCCTCTCCGCTGCATGAACTTGCTGGAGCCATCCAGCCGCTCATAGGAGAAGTCGTCCGCCATCTGCTTGCTGTCGGTGAAAAAAAGCAGTTTCTCGCCGCTGGAGGTGTTCCGGCCGGCCAGGCCCATGTCGAACTCCTCAATATCCGTGGCGGGGCTGCCATGGTACAGGGTGCCCTTGAAGCCCTTGGCGCTGCCGGTGCGCTCTTTTTCCCGGGCGATGGCGTTGTCGTGGGCGGTGCTGGCGCCGGGCTTGTAGGTGAAGGATGCGGCGCCCTCCGCTGTGGAAAAACGGCCGTCGGATCCATGGTAGGGATTCAGTTTTTCAATGATCTGTTCAAACATCTTTCCGGCCATCACGCCGCCCTCCTGATGATAATTCTCTTTCCAATATATCACCGGCGGCCGGCTTCTCTGGTTGCACCCGGGAAGGGAAAAGGGCCGACCATCAGGTCAGCCCTCCATCATCTCCGTTCCCTCCAAACAGCTTTTCATAGATAACCTCTTGTGCCATGTCGTACATCGCTTGCCGCACATCAGGGAACTCAAATTCCTTAATTGCCGCCCTTACGCTGGCCTCGATAAAATCCCTGTTCTCCTTGATCGCTTCGTTCATGATCGTAATCGCCGGAGACTCCGTTCTTTCCCACGCATCTTTTCTGCGCCACATTTCATATCGAATATGGCTCACATCACTTGCAAGGTCAAAAACGACCTCAGAGATTGCCTCCCGCGCATCCATTCCCATTTCCTGTGAAACAGCCTCGAAAATGAACTCATATCCTAAATTGGAAATAAGCCGCTGAATCTGACTTTCCTTGGAGAACTGCTCTTTGATAATGCTACGAATAGCCATTCTGCATTCTTCCTTGATTTCCTCATGGGTCAGATAATTGCTAACATCAATTTTGATTTCCATCATTTGCTCCTCTTATTCCACATCTCCTTCACCACATGGCGCTCCTGAGCATATCCAGGATCCACAGAGGCGCAGCAGCTCAGACATACTACTCGCCACCGCTCCCCAACTGCATGTTGGTATTTCTCATATACGACATTATGCTCACCGCAAAACGGGCAATGAAACAAAGTGAGATCGCCTTCAGGCTTCCAGAACATGATCGTATCACCGAACGCCATCGATCATCCCTCCCTCCGCTCAAAATTGCTGTAGTGCCGGCAGGACGCGCAGGGCTCATGGCACAGCCGCTTGTCCCAGTGCCTGCACAGACCGCAGCCGATGCCGTCCTCCTCCACCCGCTCGATCCGCAGCTTCGCGATGTCGTAGCCGTGGGAGGCGAAGAGGCGGGCGCCTTCCAGGGCCGCCTCCATGGATCCGTACTCGCTGTAGATGATCACGTCCCACAGCTTCACCCCGTCGGTCAGGGTGGCCACTGCTCTGTACTTCATTCCTTTCCCTCCAGATCCTCTCGATTGTCGCTGCCATTGGCAATCTCCCACTGATCCGAATAGCGGACCCCACCGGGGAACCGGTAGAGCGGGCCGATGTCATCAATCTTCACCAGGACGCCGATATACCCGTCCCCGGTTCTGACGTATTTCGGAATTTTCATGGCGCCCCTCCTCACTTCACCAACTGCAGCTGCAGCCGCTTCGCCGTCTCCAGATCATGGATCAGGATCCTGCCGCTCTTCTCATCGCGGAAATGGACCATGGGGCGATTCGCCCTGCCGCCCACCTCCTGGACTCTGTCCACAACCAGCCTCACGCCGTTATTCCTGCCGATGTAGCGCTGGCCCACCTCAAAGTGATCGTTGATGATCTCGAACAGATACATGGTCATTCCTCCTCTACATAGCAAGACACTTCGATGTCCTGATAACTGTTGGTGATGATGCCGTCACGGGGGCGCTTGTGGCTGAAGTCTGTGAGTCGGTCTACGATACCGCTTGCGATTTCGCTCTTGGTGAAGTAGCCGCTCAGCTCCTCGCGCAGATCTTCGACTTTGTCGAAGGATAGGTGGCGGCGATAGCGGTGGATGTACAGGGTGTAGTCAATAATTTTCAAAGTGAAAACCTCCTCAATTTGATCTCATGGGCTCCAGCCTATTGCCCGACCGGAGCAGGGGCGCGGGGTCAGCCGACGATCAGGTCGTACACACTGTACAGATCGAACTCCGCACTGCCGGTGTCAAGCAGGCTCTCCAGAAAACGCCTGACACCAACGCGGGTGAGGATCCCTCTGTCGTAGAAATCGGCAGCCATGTCGATCACTTCCTGAGTGCTGTACTTTTTCATGTCGTTTCCTCCTTGTTTTTGATCACATTATCCTGGCGGAACAAGAGCGGTTTACAGGTATCTGGCAACCCAGCGCTTGGCAGAGGTAAGGGTCTTGCAGTTGACCAGGGTGACAAAGTAATCAGCCACTTTGACCTCCACATCCCAGGTGTCGTCGGAGATCTGGGTGATCCAGATCAATTCGCCGTTGCGATCCTTGGCCGCATACCCGGTGTGGGTGCCGTCTTCCAGATCCATCTCCTCGATGGGGAACCATTCATACTTGCTGCTCATGTCATTTCCTCCCGGCCATCAGGCCTCTCTCATCCGGGGGATCACGCCCCCCTCACTACACTTGTATTTTACACCTTTTATCGTGTAATGTATATTGACAGAATGCACGAACTTCGGTGTTGATCTTTGGTGATTTTGTACACTTGTTTCCGTGTAGAATCTGCGCTATAATCGGTGTAATCAAAAAAGAGGGGGGAGATACCATGGCATTGCGCTATAAAACCGACGTTCTGGCTGATCTGCGGGCCGCCGGCTATAACACCGGCCGCCTCCGCAAGGACAAGCTGCTCAGCGAATCCACCATCCAGAAACTCCGGCAGAAGGAGGGCGTATCCTGGAGCAGCCTGGAGGCCATCTGCAACCTGCTGGATCGCCAGCCTGGGGATCTGATCGAACACACAAGGGAGGACTGATCCATGGGCTTCCGGTATCGAAAAAGCATCAACCTGGGCGGCGGCGCCCGGATCACCATCAGCAAGAGCGGAATTGGCTACAGCTGGGGCCGCAAAGGTTTCCGCTTCACGAAAACAGCCTCCGGCCGCACCCGGACCACAGCCTATATTCCCGGCACCGGGCTTTCCTTCGTAAAGGAATCTTCCGGGAAGCGCAAAAAGCGCAAAGCCAACCATCAGACTGCCACGAAAAGAAAGTCCGCGCCTGTTGTCGCAGCTGCTGCACCCCAGAAGCCGCTTACCGGAGAGGAAGCGGTCGCTGTAGCGATTCTGTCCTCAATGGCCATCCTGGATCTTATCATTCTCTTCACCATCGGCCTTGGTGTCGCGCTCTTCGTCCTTGCTGTGTTCGCTGCGAGCGGTTTGTCCATCCTTTGGTATCTGATGAGCAGCGATGACGCAAAGAAAGCTGCACCATACCTGCAGCAGGTTTTGGAGCAGCGGGAAAAGTTCCAGGCCATCGTAAATACCACCGATGATCCGACCACCGCAAAAAAGTATCTGGATTATCTGCTGGCCACCATGGATGAGCTCTTGACCTTCCGGGAAAAGGATCTTCGCCGCTCCGGGCTCACCAGGGAGGCCCTGTCTCAGCAAAAAGCGGATCTTCTCGCCCGGTATGATCTGATCATCTCCCAGGCAGAGCAGCGCTCGCTGGCCAAGCGGCTGATCGCCGTCCTGCTGCGGATCAAAAAAGAACCATACTGACACAAAACCCCCACCCATCCCGGGCGGGGGTTTTCTCATCTGTACATCTCCGGTGGCTCGATCTCCTCATACATCACGGTACACCGGCAGCTGGGATGGGCAGGGGGGACCATTCCGGTCTGGGGCTCATCCATCAGCTTGTGGTTGATCCTGCGCCGTCCGATGACGTGGCCGTCCAGATCCTTCAGATCATAGTAGAAGTCCTCGTCGATGTCGATCACCTTGCCCTCCAGGCTGCCGCATACGTCACAGACGCGCTCATCGTCGGCGGTACACCACCGTTTGATCACCACGCCCATGTAGCCGGCCTCCTGGGCCTGCTTGGTGCCCTCGTAGCTGCCCTGGTTGTAGGCGAAGGCAAGCTCCGTCCTGGCGATCAGATAGCCGCGGTAGCGGTGCATCCTGGCCGCGTAGCGGGTGGACATCTCCAACGCCTTCCGGTTGCTGACGCCGTTGGCCAGCAGACTCTCGAAGTATTTCAGATTGGCCACGCTCTGCTGGTGGTAGAGTCCCACCATGGGCCGGATCGCCCTGGCCAGCAGGTCCACGCTCATGTTCTCCAAAACGGCCGCTCTCCTGACAACGGCCCGCAGGCCCTCGATCTGGTTCTCCGTCACGCTGGTGACAAAATCCGCGGACCGCTGCTCCGTCCAGGTCTTCACGCCGTCGCCCATGGGATCGAAAAACCACTCCGGGTATTTCTGGCGGATCTCCTCCGCCGCCTCCTCCATGGCCTCAATCCACTTCGGCTCCAAGTGCTCCTTGACGAATTTCACATAGTCCTGCCGCCATTCCTCCAGCAGGTTCTCATCGATGACGCCGGCAAGGATGGCCTGCCGCAGCTCCTTGTAGGTGATCGCCTTACCCTGGGCGCCCCGCAGGTTGACCAGGAAATACACCAGCTCCGGCTCCTCCCGGTCCAGGAAGGACCGCAGCCGCTTCAGGGTCTCCTGGGCGGCTGCAATGGTCTTCGGGGCGGGTCCGCGGCGCTTCTGCACCGGGTAGGTGATCTTCTTGAATGTGTAGCCCATGGGCTCTCATCCTTCCTCGGTTATTTCCCCTGAATGAGATAATACTGCGCCTGTTTGGTGTTGATCTTGGCGAAGCTCTCCTCGCCGTTGATGGCCGCCACATGGCCGCCATCCAGCATAATAGCGTACTCCAGGCCCAGCTTCTTGGCGAACTCGTTGACCTGGCTGCCGGTCATGGATTTGCAGTAGCACAGGTAGACCATGCCGTTCTTGCAGCCGATCATGGTGTGGTTGGTGAGCCGGAGCACGTCGCTGTAGGCGCCGGTGAAGCCCTCCGCAGCGGGGTTGTAGTTGGCCAGCAGGCCCAGACCGCCCACCGCCCAGCGGACGCCGGAGGGAAGAGCTGCGGAGCTGATGGTCCGTTTTATACCAAAGCTGCCATTTGCCAGCCGGTACAGAACGCTCTCCGGCTTGTCAATGTGGGCATGGCAGGAGGCACCGTACACCGTCTGGCCGTTGTTGATCAGAATGGAGCAGGGCTTCTTCAGGTAGCTGAAGCTGCCGCTCAGGCTGTTTTCAAAGCTGCCGCAGCCCTTGGCCGGGTTGCTGATGGTGATGTCCTTGCAGACGATCACCGGCTGGCCGTAGAGCTGTACTGTCAGGGGGAAGCAGTTTGCTTTGAGCTTGACGGCCAGATCTACCATGGTCTGAGAACCGATCAGGCCGTCGGCATAAGAGCCGATGACCGTCTGAATCGCCTTGATTAGTCTGGTTTCGCTTGTCGTGCTGCCTCTCACAGTGTTCATGGTGTTACCTCCGTTTTATCGTCCCAGGCTCTTTTTGGCCTCTTCCGCCTCTTTCGCGTCCTTCTTGTCCGCCTTGGCTCTGGCCTTGGCGGCTTCCTTCTCCGCATCCGCCTTCTCCTGCTCCTGGCGGCTCAGATCCGCCTCTTTCAGATAGAAGTCGATCTGCTCCTCATCCAGACCGATGGACTGCAGCAGGCGGGCAGCAGTGTTCCGGGTGGATTTGCCGCTCTGGTATTTGTCCAGGATGCTGGTGATCTTGTAGATGGATTTGCTCTCCATCTCGTCTGCGCCGGGCTCCTCCTCGCCGGGCATCCCGGGCATACCGCCGGGCGGCACATCGGTCTCCATCTTCTCCGGCAGGCCGCCGATGCGGCGGATCTCCTTCTCCAGCTCTTCATCAGGCACCAGAACGCCCACGCCCACCATCTCCTTGATGTAGGTGGCAAACTGGGTCAGATCCTTCTCCTCGATGTCGCCGTGGACCATCTTGGGATAGTCGGAGATCCCCTTGAAGTGATCGCCGTTGATGTCGATCAGCCGGGGGATGGCCTGGTTGTTGAAAACCTCGCAGATCACGTCCAGATAGGTGCCGATGGCCAGGGCGAAGATCTGCGTCTTGGTGTCTGCCAGGGCGAAGCTGCCCACGGCATTCTGGCCCAGCATCACAAAGTCTGCCAGGACACTGGTTGCGATCCGCTTGTCATAGCGGTCGATAATGGCGTTGGTGTCGAACTGCCGGCGGCTGCCGGAGGACACAAGCTCCAGCTTCCAGCCATTCTCGCCTCCGGGGAGGACCAGGCCCTCTCTGGCGTCTCTGCGTATGCTGGAAACGATCATTTCCGCCTGGGCCAGGGCCTGGGCCATCTCCTGATCGCTCTCATCCCACAGATCCAGCCCCTCGGGGCCATACAGCACCGGGAAGCCGGCCAGATCGCGCTCCATGCCGTAGCCTTCGATCTCCTCCAGCCGCTTCTTGAAATAGTAGGCGCGGTATGCGGTACGGAGGATGGATCGGCCTTCCGGGTTGTCCTTGCGGCTCCTGGTGCGGGAGTGGAGGGCCTTTTCGGTGGGGATGGTTACTTTTTTGAAGGTGGGCGGGGGAACCTGGGTCATACCGATCAGATCATCGCTGTCGTCCTTGTACTCCCAGCCATACAGGGTGTCCTGGCTGCGGATCGGCAGCTTCCGCCATCCGATCAGGCCGTCGGCGTGTTTGCTGTTGGTGATGGGGGATGTGGTCTTGCCCACCCGGCGCTTGTACACGATCTCATGGTAGCTCCAGCCGTAGGTCAGGAAAGACAGGATTTCAGAGATTGTGTCCGCCCATGTCCGCTCCATGTCGTCCATGCAGCTTTCCACAAACTCCGCGCATTCCTTGTCCTTGGCGGATTCGCCGCCGGGCTCAATGTGGAATTCGCACTGCCGCATCAGCATCTCGATGGCAAACAGGATCGCGCCCACCGTGGCGTCGTTGTCGGCCATCTCTGTGTAGGCCTGAACGCCCTTGGTGCCCCGCAGCTCATGCAGGAATTCCTCGAAGAAGATGCTGCCGGATCCCGCAGGACCATATCTAAGTTGGCCTATCCGGCCGATCTCTTTTGACATTTGATCTTTCCTCCTTTATTTCAGCCAGTAGCTGCTCTTCAGCGTCACGCTGCGGCTGTCGCTCTTGGGCGGTCCGCTGCCGGTGGCCATCTTCTCCAGCTCCAGGAAGCCGGTGCTGCTGGCGTCGGCCATGTCCTTGAATTTGCGATCCGGGAAGCCATCCATCTGGGCCAGATAGGCCGATGTCCATGGGGCATTGAGTACATACACGTTGCCCTTTTCCGATCCCTTCACGCCGATCCACTGAGCGGAAAACGGCTCCGCTCGGGTCTCCTTGCTGCCGCTCTCTCTTTCCACATTCACGGAAAAGCCGCTCAGCAGCTTTATGTACTGATCCGCCTGATCCTTGCCGGCCTGGCCGGGGTCCTGGTTCATGCGGATCCGGTATTTCGATTTATAGGCGGCCTTGTCCGCCTTGGCCGTGTTCAAAACGGTGTTTCTCACGTCGCTGGAGTTGAGCCGCAGGTTGATCACATCGGCGATCACATACCCGCCGCTCTTCCGCCGGCCGATCAGAACGCCGGCCGTGTAGGCAGGTCCATCCTCGGGATTGTTCTGCTTTTTGTCCTCGGTGCCGGCCAGGTCCCATGCCCGGACCCATCGCGTCACATCATCCGGGATCTCGTCGATCAGCGTCACCTTGTTGCGGGGGAAGTACATGCCCGCCGCCGGCCGGATGTCCCAGTTGCCGCCCAGCAGCCGCTCCTGCTCCACCAGGGGCAGGGCCTGCAGGTTAGCCAGGTAGCTGGGATCGTTTTTCATCAGGATCTTGTTGTCCTGCAAGGTGGAGAGGATGAAGGTGGCGCTCTTGGGGCCGATCAGCTGCCGGTACTCGGTGCCGTCCCACTGGAAAAACTCCCGTGTTCCGGTGATGACGTACAGAACGCCATCCTCGCCCGGCTGGATCACCGTCTGCTTCTTGCTGTCCTTCTCGTCCAGGATGAAAAGCTCATCCTTGTCCCAATGGCTCTTGTCCACTTTCCGGATCTCGCCATCAAACTGGTAGCGCAGCAGCTCCATGCGCCCCTCTCCCCAGATCACCTCACCATTGAGGCGGATGAACCAGCGGATCTTTCCGCTGCGCTCCGGGATTGCCAGGCCGTTGGGACCGATCCACCAGTCGATGAATTGCCGCACCCAGCTATCCGGGTCCGGGTTGGTCGTGGCGCGGATATAGCCATCAACGCCGGAATCGGAGCGGATACGGGAAAACATGTACCAGAACACATCCTCGTCGAAGTGGGTCAGCTCGTCAAAAGCGATCAGCGGGATCTGGGAGCCCTGATAACTCAGACAGTCGGCATATCTCTCCAGGTGGCCGAAAACCACCTTGGCGCCGCTGGGGAATGTAAATTGAGGGTTTGGCGTCTTCTTGGGCCTGGCCCCGATCTGGGGCAGCAGAGCCATGGCGGAGTCCCACAAGCCGCCGTTGGTGAAGATCTGGGTGTTGTTGCGGCGGAAGATCACGCTGTTGAAGCGCGGATTGTCGCTGTGGCGGCATTCCTCCAGCAGCAGGGCGTAGGTCTTGCCGCCACCAGCCGCTCCGCCATAGATCACCAGATCCGCCGGGGAAGACAGGAACTCCTCCTGCTTCGGCTGCGGTCGTATATTCATGGCGTCACCGTCTTTCTAAAATTTCACAATCCCCATGGCGATCAGCATCAACCATCCTGCTACTCTCCGGCCGTGTCCGCAGACAGCCGGAACCTCACCACATCCATACGCCTCCCAGGGGTAGGCCAGCGTCACGCCATGGGGGATCACGGTACATCTCAACCCCTCCGCTGGTGTCGTCAGTCGGAACCGTAAAAAACTTTAACATGGCCGGGGTCAGCCGCAATCTATAAATATCCGCCCGCCGCTTTCGCACAGCGCACAGGGGAAGCGCCTTTTTTCGCTCTTCGTGGGCCTTGTTGAGAGGTCGCCAAAACTCAACGGGATGATGATGGATGCGAGGCCGAATCGAACGGCCTTCTGACGGAGAAGGGTCCGTCTCTCACCTGACGCATCCATTAAGCCGCTGCCGCCATCATGAATCAGCAGAGGCTGGATCACCGGAAGTGTGGGGGCGCTTCCGGGCCCGTCTCTCCGGGCTGTCCTGAGAGGAATGAAACTAGGGGAGCTGTCGGCCTCCCCATGGAGCTGCTGGAGGGATTTGAACCCCCGACCCGCTGATTACAAATCAGCCGCTCTACCACTGAGCCACAACAGCGTATAAGAGGGGGCACACCATCAACCTCTGATCGCAGGAGTCGAACCTTTGACCTTGGGGAATTGAACCCCGCCCCGGTGTGCCCTGCTGGCCCGGCCAGCTTGTCGTCTCGGAGGCTCGGGACGGCACCGCCTCCGCTTTTTTAATCCGCACAGGGTGCCTCTGTATCGCGGTTCTGTAGAGCCTGCTGACGGGACTCTCAACCACTGCACGGTCGAAAAGGACGTCTCCTTTTCCCGTTTTTCCGTGCGGGCGCCCCTGTACGCTGTCAGCTTTGGCTCTTGGTGCCAATGGCCGGACTCGAACCGGCGACCTTGTGGGCTGTCCCCATCACTCTCTACCAACTGAGCTACATCGGCATAATAGGCGCGGATATACCGCCGCGCTCGGTTTAATTGAAATTATTCGGGCATTCCGTCATAGTAGAGGTCGCCCAGCTCTGCCCAGATACGGACGATCTCGCTGTGCTTAATAGATACCATCTCTTCCACGGAGAACCAGAAACCATCGGCCTTCTCAATAATGCTTGTGATTTCCAACAGGTTTTGCGTGGTGCTGGTGTCCACAACCTCAGCGAAGCAAAGGTTGGCACCCTTCGCCGCCTCGTCAATGCTCTCTCTGCTGTACTCCTGAGATTGGATGGTGTAGATCATGCCATCCTTGGTCTTGCACTTGATATTGATCTCCACTTTGTAGATCCTCTCATCCATCAGGAGTCGTGCCAGCTTGCTGCTCAAAGTCTCGTTCATCGTCATTCGTCGTCCTTTCAAAAAATGATATTGCGCTATATGCGCTGATACCGATGGCCGGACTCGAACCGGCATCTCTCTACCTCTACGGAGTGTCTTTACCAATTACACTACATCGGCATATCTGAGGGCGCGGCACAATGGCCCGCTGTGCGCTTATTGGCCAGTTATCACACAGCCCTGTTCCTCTCTGCACACGTTGGCGGCCTTGCGCTTCAGTCGTTAATAGTGTGTTTCGATTGTCCAGGACCCTCCTGGTGGAGATAGTCGGGATCGAACCGGCGACCTCCTGCTTGCAAGGCAGGCGCTCTCCCATCTGAGCTATATCCCCATATTCGCATCCTGGTGGGCGGTTAGCTACGCCTCCCACCAGGACGCTCTGCGCAGACCTTGTGGCTGTATACGCCACTCGGAAGGGGAGGGTGGGAGTCGAACCCACTCAAAACCATGCTCCCCATATCACCGGGGCGGACGCATCCACCCCGGCAAGCCGGATCCGCAGATGCCGGCCGCATTTCATTTCTCCATGGTTTCCCTAATAAAGCCACGCAGGCCGCCGCGGCTGTTGAGAATATCATTCCACTGATCCTCGTCCAGCTCTCTGGCCCATGTAATGGCCTTTTCAAGTTCATCCACCAGATCTTCCTCAGTTCCGTTCAGGATCCGGTCAAAGTTGCTCATTTTCTTTTTCCGGCCTTTCTGGCTTTTGGGAATCGGATCGAACACAAAGACACTTTTGTCTCCCTTAAAATATGCCTTCATGGCTGCCTCATTTCGCCATGGTCCCCAGCACGTTCCGCTCGATGCGATCCTCTACGCGCTTATTCATCCACAGCAGAGCCTCCTCGATGTGGTTCAGGGCGCAGGCATTCTCCATGGTGGCAAACTCACCGGCCTGGAAGCACTTCAGCCGGTCGCGGACGATCTCCAGCAGATCGGTGTCCAGAACGCCATGGCGGGCGTCAGGATCCTTGCGGGGGCCCTTCTGGAACTCCAACATGATCGCATCGCAAGAAGGCTCGCCGACACCGAAGAATGCGACTATGTAGTCGTGGTATGCACCGCCGGGGCCGGGCTCTCCGGCACGGAAAACCCCGTTCAAATTCTCACGCTTCTGAATGGTGTTCAGTCTCTCCATGCCTCAGTCCTCCTTCAGCACTTCCCGTGCCATCACCAGCAGCTCACACATGCCGAAGAATTCCAGCGGATCCTTGCCGGTCTTCTCCCGGATCTTCTTCATGGTGGCGTACAGCTTGGTGCGGCCCCAGCCCAGCTTCTTGGCCGTCTCGGTGCCGCTCAGGTTGTTCTCAGACAGTGCAACGATCAGCCGGGCCTGATCCTTCGTCAGAACGCCGGTCTCCGCCTCTCTGTTCATCAGTCGATCAAAAAACTGCATCATGCACCTCTCAGCACTTTCCTCCGGGACAAAATCCGCCATGGGCTCCACAACATCGGCAGCCAGCAGGATCTCGCCGCTCTCCAGCCTGGCAGCCATCACCGTGCAGCGGTCGAAAAAGGAAACGGCCTCGATCTCTGCCGCCTCCAGAATGCCGTTGACTTTCTCCTTCGTTTCCATTGTTGTTCCTCCTTTTTGTATCCTGGTTAAACTTCCAGGTCATCAAAACTCTCATGCTTCCGGCTCCGGCTGTTGTCGGGGATGTAGATCTGCACGGGATTGATGGACTCGCCGCCATCCCGCTCCTCGATCACATCGCCCACGTCACCGCGGCTCAGGCGCTCCAGCTTGGAAGCCACGTCAACCATGCGGCTCAGATCGCTGGCCTTGATCTCCTCATCCGGGAGCTTGTCCAGGGCCTTGGCCGCCTTGACCAGCATATCGCTGGCCAGCTTGGCATGGCGCTTCCGCATCTTCACGATCTCATCCAGCTGCGCCTGCCGGGCGATCCGGTCCTGCTCCGCATCCCATGCGGCAGACCGTTTCACCCAATCGTTTTTGGAGCTCCATTCTTCCAGGCCTCCCGGGTTTTTCCCCAAAACCGCCCCCGCCTTGGCAAGGCTTCGTTCAGGGCCAAGATCCCGGTATACGCAGAACGCAGCATAGGCCTTCACCGTCTCCTCTGGCTGTTTCTCCCAAGGCTCCGGCGCGACAACCTCCTTCTCCTTCGCCATCGCCTGCCACCTCCTTTTTTGATTCAAGGGGGAGGCTGTCAATCCTCATGGATGACAAATACCCCCGCCCCGGTCTTCTCCAGGTGATACTTACTGGTGTCTATTTCATCTTTGGCCGTGGAGGGCAGTTCCATGGTGTCTCTCCATCTCTGGATGATCTGCCTGGATACGCCCAGCACGATCCCTATCTCGCAATCGTTTTTTCCCTCCTGCCACAGAGCGAAGGCCTGCTCATCGGTGTATCTCCGTCTGGATCGCCTTGTCTGGACGGGAGGTGGTTGTGGCTCTTTTCCGCGGTTTTGCTCGTATAGCATCGCCTCATACTTGCCATAGGTCAGACCCATGGATCTGGCAATTTTATTGATTTCTGCCAATGATGCCATCGTGTCTTCCCCCGAAAGATAGTCATAGTCTTTGCATACAGAAAACCACGCTCTGATCATGTGCGTGGCCCCGTTTCAGGTCGTTTCATGGTGTGCCACTCCCTAAATTCTATTTTATGCCATGGTCGGTGCAACTCAGGTTGCACTGCCGTCCTCATCCCGCAGAAAGCTCTGGACATTCGTAACAACCACGTTATCCACACACAGATTCTTTTTGAGGATGTCGGCAACAGCCTTCATGTCCTCATGGGTAGATGGCCGTGCAGCGGTGTTTTCGTCGCTGGTGACATAGGTGATCTCGCAGGTGATGATTCTGGTGATCTCTTTCATAATCATTCCTCCTCAGTGCCTCTTCCGCAGGCCGTAGAAAATTTCTTTTATGCATGGGTATCTCACTGGGAACGGCTGGAACCTATCCTTGTAGATGGGCCGGATACCACGATCTAACTTCTCCCGGTAATAGTCCGACTCCGGGCCGGTATACAGGGCCTCATAGTATTCATCCACCCTCTCGCACAGCCGCATGACGAATTCCTCGATCTGCTTCGGATACCATGGCCGGCCCTTCATGTCGTTCGGATCGTAGAGCATCATGGTCAGGCAATCTACGACGATCTGGCGATTTACGTCCCCGGAGATCTCGATCAGATCCTTGGTCCTGGCATCATGCCTGGCAAGCAGCCCGCTCTTCTTCATGGCATTCCCTCCACTCCATCGTCTTCTGAAAATACGGCCCGGACAATCCCGGCATTTTTGATCTTCCGTTCGCACATCATGCACGGCCTCGCCGCAATCACCCGGTTCCCCTCTCGTCCGGCCAGATACAGCGTCGCTCCGATGGTTTCCCGCCCGGCCTGGGAGATCGCATTGTCCTCCGCGTGGACGGCCTTGCAGGCTTCGTATCGCTCACCATGGGGGATCCCGTTGGCCTCTCGCCAGCACTCGCCGGTATCACAGCAGTTGGGCTCTCCTCTGGCGGAGCCGTTGTAGCCGGTGGCGATGATCCGGTCATCCTTGACGATCACCGCACCATACTGGCGGCGCAGGCAGGTGGAGCGCAGCGACACGGTGCTGGCAATCGTCAGGTAGTAAGCGTCCTTGTCAATTCTCTTCACCATGCACCTCCTGCAGCAGCTCCGGGTTGTCGTGGATGTTGCCGATGACGAATACATCATCGCCGTCGCGATATTCTTGTATCGCAACCCCATCAGGGTCATCAAATACAACATACCAGCCGTGCAGTTGCTCATGCCAAATAACCTTGCCGGTTTCGTACCACACAGGAGGCGTGCTTGGCGGTTCGGCATCACCCTCGAAGCGGATCTGAATAATGTCCCCCTCAAAGATCCGCTTGCCGTTCTTGTCCTGCAGGCCGGTGTACTGGCCTACGGTGGAGGGGTCAACGCAAATAAAATCGACTTCCTCCGTCACCCCAAAGTGGTTTAGTACAATGGACGCTTTAATTTCTTCGTGGTGCTGTACGAGCATTCCCTCGACCCACTCCCCATTGTCAATCCGCTTCCCACGGAACAAAATCTCACGCATCAGCCATGCACCTCCGCATACACATCATCGAACACCACCGGGATCTCGGCATGGAACATGTCCAGGATCATGTCGGACACCTCCCAGATCTGCGGATGGGCAGCAGGGCTGTTCCGAAGCCGCAGGAAGTGCCTCCACTCCCGGATGTTCATGGTCATGACGATCTCGGTCTTGGTGCTGTTGGGCAGCACGCTTCTGGCCTCCTCGGGCTTGGCCCCGACCTCGATCAGCTTCTCGTAGTAATACTCCGCCATCCTCATGGCATCACACCAAAGGCGCCACTTATACCAATCCTCGCCAGGTATATCCCACTTGAACCCGGTTCTGATGTCGATGAAGGATATCTCCCCGCCGAACTTCTTCCCGGTGTAATTGCAGTACCGTGTGCTCTCCTGTGAGTAGCTGGCGAGGCGGTGCCGCACGATCTCATGGCTCACGCCCCGGTCGCAGATGACCTTGACGGAGATGCTCTGGTGCTCGATAACGGACTCATGGCCGCTTTTGATAATGCTCCGGACAAACCGCTCGGCGCTGCCGTCGGTGATCTTGTCCTCGCTCTTGTAGCACACCCTGCCGATCCGCTCTATTTTCCGCAGGATCTCGGAGCCGTCCACCGGCTCCATAAACTCAACGCTGGGTTTGATGATTTTCATATTTTTCCTCCATCTCAGACAAAATAGCGTCCATCCTTTTGCCGATTTTATGCCAGACCCAAAACACATAAATGCCGAATACGCCGAAAGCAATAAACACTAGGTCTAGGATAACAGTGATAATATCAGCCATCGCCCTCACCATCCTCTCTCGGCATCCAATCAGAGCAGTATTCCGGCTGTCTGTCGAAGCCACACAGTCTTTTACTACAATAGTATCGATAGAGATCGCCGCCGCCTTTGCGTTTCAGGTGCTTGCACATATCGCATGAAGTGGTACAGCGATCCCTCCGAATCAACTCCACCGCAATCCATACTCCGATAACACCGGAGACGATCCACAGCAGAATCAGTATCTTCACCATCAGCCCCCCTCTCCTGTGGTCGTTGCATTTTCTGCAACAGCCACAAGGCCGCACCGCATTTTCAGGATGGCGGCCTTGCACTTGTCGCAGACTTCCGGCCCCACGATGGGGCCTTCGCAGGTTCGGACGGTTTCGCCGCAGATCAAGCAGGATATTTCATGTAAGGGTTTGCAGATTTTTGCCATGAAGATGGCGTCACAGTTATCTCCGTATTCGTGGAACTCCCCAGTGATAGTGCATTTCACCTTTGGTGGGTTGGAGGTATAGCACAGGCCGTCCGTTTTATCACACAATCCGCATCTCATGGTGTCTCCTCCGTTTCCAAACAGTTGATGGCATCGCGGGCCTCGTCGATGGCATCCAGTGCAGCACGAATGACTTCTTGCGGGAAGCGCCGGCGATACTGGGCCATCTCGTAGAGGTGCATTTCCAAGCTCCCCTCCTCGATTTCATGGAGGTAGACCTTGTCGTCGCCCTTTTCGTTGAACTCTGCCATTGCGGTCTCCAGCTGATCCGGCGTCATCCCCTTGGGGGGCAGATGATGGCGCACGATCTTTCCGTCTTTGTTCCTGTAGTAAATCAGCTTCATTCGTCAGTCCTCTTCTCTCCTGTGGTTGTTGCGTTTTTTGCAACAGCCGCCTCGGCCAATCTGTAGCTCGCTTCACGCATGAGCATTTTGTCGTACTCGTTCAGAACTCCCTTCGCATCTGCACGATTTTGGAGGAACAGGGAAAGCCCATCCAGGCTCAAAGGGTCGTCGATATTTTCCAGCACCACCAGACGGCCCTCCTTGTCAGCCTGGAGAAAATCATGGCATCGCCGCGCCCACATTCTTGCAGCACCAATGTTTTCGTTCAGCCGCTCCTGCAGGGTCACGATCTCCTCCGGTGTCAGGCCGGTGTCCTCGTAGGCGGCGAGGCGTTTGACAACTCTCCCTAACGTGCAATCCGGGTAAATTCCGAAATAATCATCTACCACATGCAAAATATATTTTCCGCCGTCAGTATCGGCGCGGCGTCGTGTCAGTCGATCCATGGTCAGCCCTCCAATAACAACTGATTGCTGCGGTAAGCCTCAAACAAGGTCTGCCCGCTCTGGTTGACCATATAGGGCAGGAAGATCTCGTCCAGCTGCACCATCTCGCTCTCCAAAATAGCCATCTGGGCCTCCACCCAGTCCTTCAGGATCCGCCAGGCCACCCGCTCCGCCTGTTCACGATCACACTTGACCTTCTGACGGTGCAAAACAGCATGGACAGCGTCCACATTAGCCGGGAGGCGGATGCCCCGGGGGCCGGCGGGGGTATCGACCATGAACGACAAAGCAGTGATATGGCCGTCGTCGTCATAG